CCTAAGCCGCCACCTCCGGTGAACGTCACGCTGGGCGCGCTGGCATAGCCCGTACCGCCGCTCAGGACGGTCGCAGCAGCCGTTCCCTTGGCGAAGCTGAGGGTACTACACACCGCAGCCGCGCTAGCACCTCCACCGCCCGTAAACGTGATGCTAGGGGGAGACGTATAACCAGACCCCGTTTCCGTAAACAGCAACCCGCTCACCGAACCAGCCGTTACCAACGCTTGGGCAACAGCCTGCACACCGCCCGTTTCATTGGGCGCTCCAATCGCTACAGAAGGCGCAGAGGTGTAACCCGTTCCAGCGTTAGTGATGCCGTAAGCGGAGATAGAACCAATGGACACCAGGTTGGTGGCATCCCAAGTGAACAACCCGTTGTTGGGGTCAATAATAAGGATACGCTCGCTTTTCCACTGCGCTATGCGCACACCAGAAGCCGAGAATTTACTTGCGGCGGCTATTGTGCCACCCGCTCCCGTATCAACGCGATAATACTGAGCGCCACCGTCAGCAAAGAACGCAACAACGTAGTCCACGTTCTTGATGCTAAAACTGTACAACGCCGTGGGCGTGCCGCTCCATGCAAACAGAATGCTGGATTGCAAGCCAAGCGTCTTGATGTTGCCAAACCCAATCGGCTGGGCGTTCTCCAGCCAAGCAAACTCATCACTATCAATTGCCGTGCGGTTAGCCTGGGTATTTACACCCTTGAAGTTCTTGACAACCTGATATGATTTTTTTTGCTCAGCCGCGGCCATGCTAAGACCCTGAGCCGTAGGGGTCGGGCATCCGGCGCGTAAAGCTGGTGTTAATCACAGACATGGCCTTAGCCTTGTACTGGTTTAGGAATATCTCAGCCTCGCCGTAAGACTGCTCTTTAAACTTGGCTTGATGGCAGGCGTAATAAGCTACCGGGTCAGTCCACGGGCTGATGATAGCATCCACGTCCGTTGTGTTAACCAAATCCGTAGGCAGGATGATCGTATCCAGTTCCATCTGGTAAACTTGGTCGGGAATAGGGCTAAGGTAGAACGACTGCTGCCCATACACCGAAAAAGCAATTGGCCGGCCATAGTAGTTCTGCCAAAACCGCAATTCGGCGTTAAACTGAGTCCAAGGCAAGTAGCGCAGCGGAATGCGCGTGTTGCCCCAGTACAAATTGATGTTGAGGATGTCCATCGTCTGAATGCCGCTCGGCAGCGCGCTAAACAAATAGACTTCTTGGTTTGTAACCGTATTTACGGTCTGGATGGTGCGCAGGCACCCCGTATCGCGCACCAAACGAGAGCGCGCGGCGTTGATATAATCGGTTAGCTCGGTGTCAGACCAAAAATTGGCGTTTGCGTCATGCAAAAGCCGCCTGCACTGCGTAATGTAAGTCTGAAGGGTAGCCATCGACTCTCCAACTCATGATACGAGTGCAACAACCTTGGGCCGCTCTTCTTTCGGTTCCTCATCAGAAATAACAAACCGATTTAGCCGTTCCAAGCCTTTGGGTATGTCGTTAGACGTGACCGCCCAGCCTAGCCTGGCAAGCACGGGTACGCGATTAGCCAATCCGTACCCAAAAACGTGCCGCGCAACCTCCAAAGGCACCATGACGGCCTTTCCGGGCGGGAACGTGTACTTGTCCCCATGCCACATATCCTCAAACACCTCTTTGGTGCCGTTGCTCACCCACACATCACTCATAGGTTTACAATATCACCCCAAACGGTGATGTTGACCGCCGAGTTAGCAACCGCAGTACCCACCTTCAAGAACAACACAGGCGCGGTGTAAGCCGTGGTGGCCGCACCAGAAGCAAGCGTCAGATCCTGCCAAGTGTTACCACCCGTGATGTTGCCGGTGGTCTGACCGCCCGAGGTGGTAACGGCGTTAGAAGTGTTGCCATCGTTAGACGTAAACACCACTACGTTAGCGGTTGCCACATTCGGCACTGAACCACCCGCCGTGTTGGACGGGTTGGTCACAGTAATGCGCCGAATAATGTACGAACCGTTACCAAAAGGGCTGCCAATGCCGCCCCCAAGGACGGGCAAAGCAACCACAGCGTTGCCCGTGCTGGCAAGCGATTGACCGGAAACAAACGCAATCTTGTAAGACCCAAACGAGTCCTGAAGATCATTACCAACGTATTGTGGGGACGCCATGGGTTGCCTCCTTTACCAAGCCGTGCCGGAACCGCTGGACACGTTCGCGCCGCCGTTCACAGTCAGCAGCGTAACAGTCTGCGTACCGGAAACCGCATTAGCGCGGACGTTGAAGCCGTCCGAAATCAGCACACCGCCCGTGTTGTTCGCCAACAGCGTGGACCAGCTATTTGCCGAACCCGTGTAGTTGTTGACTTCAATGGTGACGTTGGCTGCGGGCAGCATCAGGTAGGTGCCAGCCGGAACAAACTGCGCATTGCTCATCGCGGTGGCGTTGCCGGCACCGACGCTGGTGATGCTCACAGGTTGCAAATACGCGCCCGGCGTGTTGGCCGAGGCGTTCGCAATGATGATCTTGTTTAGACCGAGAGCCATTGTTCTGCCTCCTTAGATCGTTAGAGCGTTGAAGCCAGTAACCTTGGTCATGGCTCGTGGTTTGGTATTCACCAACTCCGCAATCATGAGCACGGCACCGACATAACCAATCTGCCAGTTAGGCAGCGTGGACTCAAAGCCCGTGAACACAAACGAACCCTGATCGTGGATGTACAGCGACAGGTAGTTGGTGTTCAGGAAATACAGCGTGCCTTCGGGGCAGTACGGATCGGGATAGATCGGCACACCAGCCACCATAAGCGCGCGGAACGCAGCCTGCGGGCCATTGGCATCGCCATCAAAACCGGATCCCGGCGTGATAACGTACTGCTCCTGACCAACGTAGTCCTGCGCCAGCAGGGTCCATGTACCAAATCCGCACACGCCAAAGGTCGGCACTTCCGCGCCGTTCTTAACCGTACCGCTGATGTACTGGAGCACGTTCTGACGGGTCGGGTTGACCGAACCAGCCGCGTACACCTTGGAGCGCCACCAAGTATTCACCGAGGTGGAGCGGGCAATGTTGCCGTAGGTGCCAAGCGTGGTGCCATCGTCAATCGCACCCGGCAGACCAATAAACTGCTGAGTGTTCGTGGTGTTGTTGTACAACGCCGTCGCCATCGCATCCATCATGACGTTGGTCGCGTCATTCATGCGGGCTTCGATCAGCGGGATAATCGCGTGATCCTGCTGGACAGCGCCTTCCATGCCGAGGAACGGCACCGGAGCAATCATCAGCTTCAGGTTAAACTCGGCGTTATACGCGCCTTGCTGAACCGCCGGCTGAGTGAACGAACCAGAGTAATCCGACCACTGCGCGTTGATAAACTGGCTGCCCTGAACCGGCACAGTCACAGACGAAACACCGCCCGTGGCCTGCTGGCTATTTGCAATCAGCGCCGCCATGAGCGGAGTGCTGTTGTAAATCTGGACAACCAGCTTCGGAATGAACGCCCTACGAGTTAGGTAGGTCAGTTCTGTATATTGCGTACTCCCCGTTGCGGGGAGAATACCACCACCAATTGGCATTTTGTTCTCCTAACTATTGTTGATACCGCATCAGAGACCGATGGGACGGCGCGGGTTGCGCATTTCCGCAAGAGCTTTGAACGCCTCGTCACGCGCTGCACGCTGCGGATTCTTCCAATACGCTTGGAGAGTATCGCGCGCTTTGCCGTCCAGCACATTCATGTTGAAGGACGAAGCCGTGGGAGCGGCAGCTTCCTTCATCCAGCGGTGGTAATCCGCCGCCGTTTCGTGGTTGGTAATGCCACGCTCAAGCATCACCTTCTCCACTTCATGGATTTCGTCTTCGCTCTTGATCTTGCCCTGCTTCATCAGCGACTGACGGCGGCGGTCAAGTTCAGCGAGAGCGTCCTTCTCTTGGAGCTTGGCTTCCAGCATCTGAATGCGAGCTTCAGAAGCCGAGGTGGAACGCGCCACCGACTCTTCAATCTCCAACTCGGGGATGTTCAGGCCAGGCTGAGCCTTCTTGGTCAAACGCAGAAACTCTTTCCGAGTGTCCGGGTTTTCAGCCAAAGAGCGGGCCAAACGAGCCAGTTCATCGCGCGTTTCAAAGCTCAAGTCTTCAAGAGAAGCCATATTAGATTACCTTCTTACCGTCGCCGGGCGGCTTGATGCTCATCCGGTTCTTTGAGCCACCAGCAGCGGCATTCTTCAGGCCACCAAACTCCGCATACCGCGGGGTGTTGATAACCTGACCGTTCTGCTGGGTGTTGTCAGTCGGGCGACGGGGGTTAGCAGCCCCGCGCGGCTTGAAAAGGTCCATTGCAAACTCCTATCGGGGCATTCCCGGAGGCGGACCACCCGCACCCGGCATTGGGGGAGCACCAGGCGGCATACCACCCGGCATAGGCATACCGCCCGGCGGCGGCATCGGCGGACCACCCGGCGGCATACCCGGAGGCCCACCAGCGCCAGACATGCCGGGAATAGCGGGCATACCAGCCATAGCTTTCATTTCAGGCGTTGCACCGCCGGCTTGCGGTAGGTTCTGCAACAACTGAAGAATCTCGGCGTTCTGAAGTTCGCCAACCTTTTGCCGGCGCGGACCCATGGCGCCCGTAAGCGAACGCAGCGCAGCTACCAACTTCTGGCCTTCACCAGTCTCGCTTCCAATTGCCGGAAGAGACTGCTCAATCAAATCCATCGCCATGCCCACGTTAATCAACGCGGCTTCGCGTGAACCCATCTTAGGTTCTGGCGTACTCATTGGCGCTGCCATAGGCGGCGACGAAGAATCACCTTCGCCCAGCGGAGGCGCAGTCAGTTCCGGTGCTTCTTTTGGGCGCTGGTTTTGCAGCAGCCTCATCACGCTTTCGGACACTTGATGCTCCAAATAACTATTGCGGGCGTAACACCCACATTAAGCAAAAGTCAAGCGGGACTATTTTTATCTTCCGGTCCCGCGCGGAAGTC